GGAAGCATCGTCATCGATGGCAGCAGTAGGAATACCCTTGCCGTAGCGATCATTAGTGAGGTAGTCGCGAATACATAAAGCCGGGTTATTACTCCATGCAGTTGATCCATTTCTTGGGTCGTAAACTTTACGGCCCTTAACCACGGCAGTAATCTCAGGAACGCCCTGGAATACATCCGCATCCCATTTCAAGCGTATTGCAAGGTACGCAACACCACTCAGCTTATGGCTCGATGTCCAGCCTGCGTTAGCCTCAGTAAGCAGTGGATCATAAGTCTGGTTATCAGCGCCAGTGTGTACGTTGATAGTATAAAGTCCAGAGTATTTACTGTCAGTGATAGGGTTATCATCGATGTAGATGTCAGTGATTGACTCTACTTCGCCTTCAGCCATCGCTAAAGCAATGTATAAAAACTCATTCTTAGCCCCACCGCTTACATCTTTAGTAGATACGAATACCCTTACACCACCTACTCTGCGTTCACCGTAGATGACAGGGATAGGCTCGATGTTTGACTCTTTGTTGATCAGAACGCCAGCCATATCGTCGGCAGCTTTCTTGGCCTTCTTCATGGCCTGTTGCGTCATTACATACGAAACGGCAGTAGAAGCTACAGCTATACCTATAATCCAACCTAGAGTTAAAGCCATTATTTACGTCCCCATTTCAAATCTTTGATCGTGTTAGCTGCAAACTCAAACCCATCATCATTAGGGAAGTGTATCTTTTGCGAGTTGTCGTTTGTCTTCCGGCCATTCTCTTTCTCAAAGTCCTTCCAGTGAGAGGCGCAGTTAACCTTTACCTCACTGCTATTCTCTGTGTCATCAATAGCATACCCGGTCATCAATCCATCGAATATTAATATAGGCGCGCCAATTACCGCATCTGAATCATTGAGAACAGCTCGGTAAACTTTTACTGGCCTATCTATGTATGCTTGAGACAGAAACAGGCTGACGTAAGACTGCTCCACGCCTGATAAGGTGATGTCTACGGTGTTAACTCGAAGCTCAGAGGTTTCGACAGGATCGCCGACAGATAGGAAGTGAGAGCTACTCGACCAGGTAGCAGATAAAGCGGAAACATCTCTGTCCCAATCTGTAATATATAAAGGGGTACTGAACTCTAACTTTATTAAAGTCGCAAGGTTAAAATCATCCTTTGCAAGCTCTGCAATGGTTGCCGAGTCTATCGCTCTTGTCATTATATTGCCTCAATGAAATCTACTTCGTAGTCTACCAGAGACGACAACCCCAATGAATATTCTTGGACATCATTGTTTAAACGTACAGTAAAAGGTACGTTATCGTAAGTAATCGCAGTATCGTTTGCCGTAGCCTCGCGAAGACCCGGCTGTATGCTCAGTGTGCCTGACCCGGTTAAGTCTGACACAATCATATAAACCTTGTCGTGATTAGCAAACTTAATGACATCTCCAGCCTTTAACGTACCGGAAAGGCCGTCTATTGCTATTGAAGTCTCACCAACAACATCAGCGCCTACTGTCTGCACGGTTCCAGAAGCACTGCCTGACTTAGTACTTATCTCAGGGAGAACAATAGTAAATGTCTCAGCCATGCCTCTCTGGGCCATGATAAATGCTAATACGGGAGCGAACTCAACCCTGGTGAGAGACGGATAGGTAGCAGAGAACTCAAACCGCTGCCCACCAATATTCCTGACCTGAGTGCGACCAGATACACTCGTGCTAGACAAGTTATAGTGAACGCTGTTGAAACCTACGCTGTTAAATACTGGGCTTGTTGGGTATGTTCCACTCATGCGATTGATGGTCTCCCGCGATCATTTACTGCCTGGTTAATCATGTTGACAATCTGACCTCTGCGTGAGTTAAGCAGTCTATCAAATCCAGCAGTGTCGTTAGCTTGGATGCTAAAGTTCACATTAACAACTTTAGAGTCGCCCTGACCTTTATGTAGGTCAGTGATCTTCTCGTTAGGGTGAACCATCGCAAGCATGCCGCCCTTACCATCCATGCCGCCCGATCTAGCACCAGAGCCAGTTAAACCACCACCTTCAAATGAAGCTAATGCCTGTCCGGCAACAATGCCAGCAGAGGCATAACCCATAGCCCTGATTGTTGATGCTGAAGTAAGAAATCCCATGACACCACCCAAAGCGGCTCCATGTGCGCCTGCCGCTATAGCTGCCTGCTCAGTGCTTACAAGTATTTGAGCTATTGCTAACGCTTTTTGCATAGCAAATAATACCTTGGCTTCCTTTGACCCCTCTTTTGCGATATCTGCAAGCTGACCTACAGTATTACTAGCCATGTCTATACTTGCGAGCTTTAAGCTGGTTATTTCGTTCTGTACTCTTTTTTCGTCGGCAATCTTTTTGTCATTAAGCTTTTGGATTGCTATAAATAAATTCTCTTCTCTTAGGACATCCTTTTCAGCTTGCTCATCAGCCTCTTTATTTCTCTTCTGATTTTCTTTCCTTATTGTCTCATATCGCTTCTGTCTTCTTTTCTCAAACGCTTCCTTTTCCTTCTCGGCTTTCTTAAATGCTGCCTGCTCTGCTTCCATCCTTGCAATCAAGTCATCATAATTTTTTATCTTCTTTAACTGGTCATCAATTATTTTTTGATTGGCTGGTGAAGCATTTTTATAAGCATCAGTTAATCGAACTTGCTCTGCCTGCGTCAGGCCTAAAGCATTAGCTTCACTCGTCAATGATTCAATTAAACTTTCTGTTGCGTCTGTTGTTCCATCAACTTGCTTGGCAAGAGTTTGCATGCCTTCTTTAGCAACATCAATAATATCCTGCTGCTCTTGTATTTTTTCGTTTACTTCTTCAATTCTTTCAGTCAGGCCCAATGCTTGAGCATTCACCATCTTAACGCCGTTACGATATGCCTCTTGCTTCTTTGTGGCTTTCTCTATTTGCTTTTCGTAATCTTGCATTAAGACAGCCGCATTTCTTAACGCGATATCTTTTAAGACAGGTGTTAACTTATCAAACTCGTCTATAAGACTTTTTGTGCGCTCTTTTACCTGCTTCAGTGCTTCTGAAGTCTTAAATAAGGCAGGCAACATGCTTGTTCCGATAGCCGCGCCAACAGCTAGGAATGCACCGATTATTGCGCCTTGAGGCCCAAACAAAGAGGCAACCTGGGAACCCTGCTGCCCTAAAATAATCATAGGGTTTTGGCCGCTTTGAAGCATTACCGCGACATCCTGTATCTGATGCCCCATCTGCCCCATGCCACCGCGAATCATGCGGAACTGCTTATCTACTGCTTTGCCCTGATGTTCTGTTCTCTTGAGCTGATTGTTAAGTTGATTGAGAACAGGGCCAGCAGAGTTTTTGGCTTTTACATCAATCAGTACTGGATTTACTGCCATTTTGCTTTTCCTGTTTAATTCTCAAATATGCCAACCAATGCTGAAACTCAGAGACGGTCATTTCTAATATTGTCGAGAGTGGTTGACCAAGGTGCTCGGCCAGGAAATACATCATGTATAACTCTGACGGCTCTCCTTGATCATTTATTAGTTTCCCTCGATGTCCTCTTCTTCATTCAAGTTAAGAACGAAGTTAGCGACTTTTGACAATACGTCAGGGTCTACATTGTGCCTTAGCTTGTGCTTATCTCCAATGTCGAATACTGACTCACCTTCTCCGTCAGTAACACCAAAGATAACCGCGTAAACCAGATAATCCGATGCATCACCATCAGCCCGATTCATAAACTTAGCTTTATCTTCGAGCGAGAGATTTTTAGAATAGAGAGTGGTTTCCCACTCATCTACTCGTAATTCACGAATCTCTTTCTTGCTGAAGTGAGAGACTGCCGAATCTATTAACTTAGCCATTAAGCGACATCAGCTTCTGTTAGTGCGCCATTTCCAGTTACAGAGAATGAGGCTTCGATTAAGCCGTCTACCGCAGCGGTCTTGCTGACAGAAGTCACAATACAAGCACCTGACCAGTATTTGTTTCCAGTAGTGTTGCCAATTGGATACAGGTTCAGAGTAATTTCTGCGCCTTCATCTAGGGCAAGCTGACCAGTAGTATCTGCATCATCCCAAACTGCGTTGAAAGAAGAAGTCCATGATTTCAATGTAGGCTTATTGGTTACCCAAGAATCACCCATCACGGTATCAGCTACTACTTCTGAAGTTGTCTCTAAAGACCAATCTTTAATTTCAGCTACAGCATTCGCACCAACGTATACCGCGCCATTTTTACCTACATATGTTGCCATTTTAAACTACCTCTAAGCGCCATAGCGCGTTAATTAACGTCAGCGAAAATCGCCATTACACTGCAACATCAGGGTTATCTTCTAACGTCTGATATTGCACTTCAATGGTAAGAGTAGCGCGGCTTACCGGCTGATCTCCATCACCATTAAAATCTGCTTCAAATCCAGTTATCATAACATCTTGAGCATTCCCGCCCAAGGTTCTGTTTGCGTACAATGCCTCTTCTATCTCAAGGCATATTTGATCTATTGTATTGTCGTACCCGGTAGTGCCTTTTACATATGCCTCTACAGTAAACGATGTCGATCTAAGCTGCAATCTAGGCACACCTATAGTCTGGTACTCAGTGGTCTCTGCTCGGCTGTATATAAGCAATCCGGGCAGCTTATCAGGCGCTATTGGATAGACTCTGCTCTGATAAACTTTAGAGCCAGTTGTAGCCAGGCCGGTCAATGCGCTTGTTACACTATCTCTAAGCAATTTCCTAACATGAGCCATTATTGAGCCTCTAAAGCTAGTTCAGTGATACCTGTGCCATCAGCCATTACAATACTGACTTTGTACATAAAAGATCGAATCATAAAAGAATCGCCTTCAGCAACGCCCGATACATCAGAAGATCGAAGTGTAAGCCTTGGCTGGGTAAGAGCAAATGGTACAGAGCCACCTACCTCTACCGCGTCATACACTTGATCAAATATCGCCTTAACTTTACTAGAAACTCCACCAACAGGCGTATACGAAACGGTTTCACCGAAATCAGCTAACATTATTAACCTTTCAGCAGCCCCTTCAATCATTATGCTTTCTTCTTAGATCGAGTCTTAGGAACACCGCTATTTAACACAGGGCTTCTATCTATTACCTTTTCTTCCTCCACATGAGGAATAAGCCTGCCCATTCCCATCAGCGTCTCAATAAGCATCTTATCGTCAAGATCAACTACCGTTCCAGCCTGATGGCCTTTGCCTTGTATAACACAACCTTTAACTACTTCGTACTTCATGGTTATCTCCTTTAATAATACCTGCTCAGTAAACAAGTATAAGTAAAGAAGGGGGGCCGAAACCCCCCGACTAATTACTACTACTTACGCGCCATCGTTACCGAAAGCGAAGCTCACAGCGTGACGTACAGCCATGTCTACTGACTGCAAAGC